GGAACACTACAAGAAGAACTTGCAAACGAAATTGCACGTGAGATTCAAAAGGTTACAGATGCAGAACACTTAGGTGTATATATTCAAGCAACACACGGCTGTTGTGAGAATAGAGGCATTATGGCAACTAGCAGTCTTACACAAACTACAGTACTACGTGGTGCATTTAAAGATGACTCAGGTACAAAGAAAGAGTTCTTTGACAATATTAAATTACAACAAGAATATGCTTGTGGAAAGTAAATTATGAAACTTAGATATTCAGAAGCATTTTATAGTGTACAAGGTGAAGGTAAGTTTGTAGGAGTACCTAGTGTATTCCTACGCACCTTCGGTTGTAACTTCCGTTGTATGAACTTTGGTTTGAAAAACGAGCCAATGCGTGATGTAAAACAGAAACAAGGCATTATCCATAATGCCGAAGTACAAGGATTACTTGACGCAGGTGTGCATGAAACCACTAAAGAGTTTACAGACTTGCCTATCATACACACAGGGTGTGATACATATGCAAGTATCTATCCAGAGTTTAAACACTTTAATAAACAAGCAACTGTAGACGAAGTAGTTGAGCATTTGCTTTCACTTACTCCTAACGGTAAGTGGGTACAAGATAATGGTCAAGATGTACACTTGATCATGACAGGCGGTGAACCGTTGTTAGCGTGGCAACGGCTTTACGTAGAGCTGTTTGAACATCCACGTATGCAGGATTTAAGGAACATCACATTTGAAACAAACACTACACAACATTTACACGACGATCTCTACAACTATCTCAACGACAGTGACAGACTTACAGTCACTTGGAGTTGTTCCCCAAAACTTAGTGTCTCAGGAGAACCTTGGGAAACTGCTATCAAGCCTGATGTTGCTAGTGAGTATCAGTGTGTTACTGATAGTGAACTTTATCTTAAGTTTGTTGTGGCTACTGAAGACGACTTTGCAGAAGTTAAAAGAGCTGTGGACGCTTACAGAAGTGCCGGGGTGGAATGTCCGGTATATCTTATGCCAATGGGCGGTCGCAGTGAAGAATACACCCTCAACGTTAAAGACGTGGCTGAAGCGTGTATGGCAGAAGGATGGCGATTTACCCCCAGACTCCATATCAGCTTATTCGGAAATGCCTGGGGAACTTAGAAAGTATAAAAATGCACAACACGAAAAGGCAATGAAAGCGCCTATCGACCAAGATGCACTTAGAAAGGCAGGATTATAATGGGATGGTGGAGTAAAAAGGTAAGAGACTTAACAGGTATTACTGCTAAAGAACAAAAAGAACTGGAAGTTATTAAAGTACGTGATCCAAAAGAATATGCAACACGCAAGAAGGAACCTTGGGTAAATGTACTTGATATGCAAGTTAATGGAGATAACATCCGCAACGGATTCTTTGAACTTGACTGGAACAAATACTTTATTCAAGAACTAATTGAAAACGGATACGGAGAAGAATCAGACCCCGAAGAAGAAATTGTCGATCGGTGGTTTAGAGATATTGTGTATAACATGCTACAAGAAGAAGCAGTTGATTCTAAAGTAAACACTGGTTATATTAATGTAGTGCCAATTGACAAGGGCAAGAGTGAAGTATCTTAATACTTGACAAATCGCATATAATCGTATATAATCGTATATATAAACAACAATAGGCAAACTAATGGCAACTTATATTCTAGTAGACACTGCTAACACGTTCTTTCGTGCAAGGCATGTAGTGCGTGGCGATATTGACACTAAAGTCGGTATGGCCTTTCATATTACACTTAGTGGTGTTAAAAAAGCATGGCAAGACTTTGATGCAGATCATGTTGTTTTCTGCTTAGAAGGACGCAGTTGGCGCAAGGACTACTATGAGCCTTACAAGCGTAATAGACAAGTAGCTCGTGATGCGCTTACTCCTGCACAGCAAGAAGAAGACACAGTGTTTTGGGAATGTTTTGACGAGTTTAAGGACTTTATAGATACTAAAACTAACTGCACAGTTATGCGGCATCCGCAACTAGAAGCAGATGATCTTATTGCAGGTTGGATACAAGCACATCCTAATGATAATCATGTTATTATTAGTACTGATGGCGACTTTGCACAACTTATTGCACCTAATGTACAACAGTACAACGGTGTTAGTAATACTATTATTACACACGAAGGTTACTTTGACGATAAAAAGCGTGAGCCTGTTATTGATAAGAAAACAAAAGAGCCTAAGCCTGCGCCTGAGCCTGACTTTATGTTGTTTGAAAAGTGTATGCGTGGCGACACTAGTGACAACGTGTTTAGTGCTTACCCCGGTGTACGCAAGAAAGGTACTAAGAATAAAGTAGGATTGTTAGAAGCATTTGCAGATAAAGACACTAAAGGCTACAACTGGAATAATATGATGCTACAGCGTTGGACTGATCATGAAGGTGTAGAACATCGTGTACTAGATGACTACAATCGCAATGTTGTACTGTGTGATTTGACTGCACAACCTGCAGACATTAGAGAGATAATTAATAGTACTATCAAAGAGAATGCAACACCTAAAACAGTACAACAAGTAGGTATGCGTCTTATGAAGTTCTGTGCTAAATGGGATATGCAACGTATTGCAGACCAAGCACAGGCATATGCAACACCCTTACAAGCGAGGTATATAAATGACAATTAATGCTAAACCAATTCTACAGGACAAGTTTTGGATTGTTGAAGAAGCAGGTGAAAAAGTCGGAACACTTAGTAAAAGTGACGACGGATTTATTTTCAGTAATAAAGGTAAAATTACTTTTCACCCTGATGCAAAAGACTTAACTAAAAAGTTTGGGGCAAGTTTTTTAACCGCAAAAGTTATTGCACCGGAAGAACAAGCAGAATTTTTAGTACACGGATTTCCTACACGTACAACACCATACAATAGTATGTTTGATATTCAAAACAAACTTCCACTATTTACAAAAAGTGAAAAAAGTCGTAGTGTTTATTGTGCAGGATATTATCTAATTAAGTTTAATGTAAACTGGCTTAAAAGTTTTTGTCCAAAACAGGTTACAGTAGAACGTAATGAATACATGGGTCCGTATAAAACTGAAATTGAAATGAAACTGGCTCTAAGTAATGTCAAACGAACCACTTAATACTGCTCCATTACAACAGTTTATCAAACAAGTTCAGGCTGCTGAAAACAGTCGTTCCAAAGAAGTTCGTATGGATATTGCACAAGCAAAAAATCTTTCGTTTACTTTAGGTATAATAATGAGTCGATTACACGGAGATCTTGAAAAATTTGTAAAAGAAAATGCTAGTGGGGCGTCAGATGACATCATAAAAGTAGAAATAGGCGGTGGTGGCGAATGGAAATAGATATTTAAAATGATAAATATATGCGTATATAACTAAAGGATACGCATATGAGTAGACCAGCACCAAATATATTGATGGAATTTGTAGACGGTAAAACCTACAAGAGCGAGCAGGTACTCGATGCCGAAGCTATCTGGGCGGTATTCTATAAAGACAAACCATTTAACTTGAAGTCACAAAACAAATTAACAAATTATCCTGGACCTAAGTATAAGAAGACAAGTTTTTCAAATCCTGGACATGCAATTAATCTTTCAAAGAAACTAAACATAATGTTTAAGACTAACGACTTTGCTGTATTTAAATTAACAGCAGGCGAAAAAGTTACAGATGAATAAGACAGTATATACAAAACTTTTTTTAAAACAACTTAACCTAGCAATTAGTAAAGAGAACATAGCTCAGTACTTTCCAACATGGTGGAAGAACACTAGAGAAAAAGAAGTAGGTGGACTTCGTTTAACTGAAGAAGGTTTTGATATGCTTTCTAAAATTGATCTAGCAACCTATAAAATACTATATCCGCCTGATATGCCAATTACCACACAAGTGATTATATTTTTAGATCAATTTATTGACTGTCCGTATTACCTTGACAATACTGCTATATATGTAACCAACGAGAAAAAGGCAGTCGAACTTACACTGTTCAGTGGTGATCTTCGTAAGTACGGTATAACAAAAGCTATGAAAAGATCAGAAAACTTGCCAAGTAGAGGTTGACAACCAACCATTCCAATGTTATATTAGTTTATAGGCACTGATAAACATGAGAGGAATATAGCATGTCAGATTTAAGAACAGTTTCGCCAAACAAGGCAAAAGCAAGTTTGCGCCGGGCAATGCGCAAAAAACGTCCTATCTTTATTTGGGGTCCTCCCGGTATTGGTAAGTCAGATATTGTAGGACAAGTAACCGATAGTTTTCATAATAGTCATTTGATTGATATTCGACTATCTCTTTGGGAACCAACAGATATTAAAGGCATTCCTTACTTTGATTCGACACAAGGTAAAATGGTGTGGGCACCACCTATGGAATTGCCAGATGAAGAAATGGCATCTAAGTACGATCATATTACATTGTTCTTAGATGAAATGAATTCTGCGGCACCAGCTGTACAAGCGGCTGCTTATCAATTAACACTTAATCGTCGTATTGGTGAATACAAATTACCAGACAATGTAGTTATTGTTGCCGCAGGTAACCGTGAAGCAGACAAAGGCGTGACATATCGTATGCCTGCTCCACTTGCTAACCGATTCGTTCACTTAGAATTAGCTGTCAGCTTTGACGACTGGTTTGAATGGTCGGTTGACAACAATATCCACAAAGACGTAGTTGGCTACTTAACTTTTGCCAAAGGCGATTTGTACGATTTTGATCCACGTAGTTCTAGTCGTTCATTTGCTTCTCCTCGCTCATGGACATTTGTATCAGAATTACTTGAAGACAACGAAGATGACGAGTCTACTACAACCGATCTAGTTGCTGGTTCTGTTGGTGAAGGACTCGGAATTAAATTTATGGCGCATCGCAAGATAGCATCTAGTATGCCTAATCCAAGCGATATTTTATCTGGCAAAGTAAAAGAATTACAGACACAAGAAATCAGTGCCAAGTATTCCTTGACTGTAAGTCTTTGTTATGAGCTTAAAGAAGCATGTGACAAAAATGATAAAAAGTTTGACGACAAAGTTAATAACTTTTTACGCTTTGCAATGGATAACTTTGAAACTGAATTAGTTGTTATGGGTATCAAATTAGCTCTTACGCAATACTCACTACCAATTGATCCAGATGCAATTGCATGTTTTGATGAATTCCATGACCGTTATGGTAAGTATATCAAGGCTGCTCAGAGTGCATAAGGCGCCATACAGTTGGGCGGGTCAATCTCGCCCAACTTTTCTCTTGACAAAACGTAAATAAAAGTGTATTATAAGTATATAGGCACTGAAGGAGAATACAAAATGTCAACACAAAAGACAGCATCTGAATTACGAACATGGCAACCAGATCCAGATCTAACAGACAAACAGTTAGATGAAATGGATGCCGATGTATACGAACGCATTATTACTGCTCGTATTGGTTTGCTATTACGACACCCTTTCTTTGGTAATATGGCAACACGTTTAAAAGTTCAACGTGCTGACTGGCTTCCTACTGCCGCTGTAGACGGTCGTAATTTGTTTTATAATGTACAATTCTTTAATGCTATGAATAACAAAGAAATCGAGTTTGTTCTTGCACACGAAATTCTACATATGGTATTCGATCATTTAACACGTCGAGAAGATAGAGATCCTCGACTGTATAACATTGCATGTGACTATATTGTTAATAACTTGTTAGTAGACGATCGCATTGGAACTATTCCAAGTATTGTAAATTGTTTCCAAGACTTTAAGTATCGCGGATGGGCAAGTGAAGCTGTATACGACGACTTATTTGAAGAAGCTAAAAAGAATGGCGAAGAATACCTAAAACAACTAGGCGAAATGCTAGACGAACATATCGACTGGGAAGGCGAAGGCGATGAAGAAGGCGACGAAGGTGAAGGCAAAGGTCGTCCAACTTATAGCAAAGCTGAACGTGAAGCTATTAAAGATGAAATTAAAGAAGCAATGATTCAAGCATCACAAAGTGCAGGTGC